CCTCAAGTTTTTGAGTCGCAAAATGGGGGGAATTCGGAAAATTAAAATATGGCTGGACGGAAGCCCATCCCGACGCAATTAAAAATTCTGAGAGGCAACCCCGGCCGCCGGCCGCTTCCTAAAAATGAGCCCCAGGTACCAATCGGAATGCCCGATCCACCGAAACACCTCAGCGCAAAGGCAAAAAAGGAATGGAAGCGGATCGCACCCGAACTCTTGAAGGTCGGGCTTCTCACAAAAATCGATGGGCCGGCCCTGGCCGCCTACTGTGATTATTACGGGCAGTGGGCCCAAGCTTCTCAGGGGCTTAAAAAAACGGGGATCTTGATCAAGGGTGCTCTCGGGGAGCCCATGATCAACCCACTGCTAAAAATTATCAATTCTGCGCTCGACGGAATGAGAAAGATTTGCTCCGATTTTGGAATGACGCCGAGCTCGCGATCGAAGGTTAAGGCGGCCACAAAGCCGGAAGAGCCAGAGGGAGAGGATTATTTTGGGTGGGCGGAAGAAAACCGCAACTGATCCTGTTACCGATTACGCGCGAAAGGTGGTCGATGGGAAAATAGTTGCGGGACCGTACGTCCGGGCGGCATGTCAGCGTCACCTCGACGATCTAAAAAACGGGGAGCGGCGCGGGATATTTTGGGATAAAGAGAAGGCGCTGCATGCCATCAACTTCTTCCCGCAGACGCTGAGGCTGGCGGAAGGGAAGCATGCCGGGAGGCCTTTTGAGCTGGAGCCCTCCCAGAAATTCATAGTGGGATCTCTTTTCGGATGGCGCGGGAAAGATGGGGCCCGCAGATTTCGGACGGGCTACGTCGAGGAAGGGAAAGGAAACGGAAAGACGCCCCTGGCTGCCGGTATTGGTTTGTATGGCCTGGCCGCAGACCAGGAGCGCGGCGCTGAAATTTATGCGGCGGCGGTGACCCGAGACCAGGCGGGGATCCTCTTCCGGGATGCTACCCTCATGGTGGACGCCTCGCCGGCGCTTTCGAAACGGATTGACAAGACGGCCCATAATCTGGCCTATCTTTCGACGCAGAGCTTCTTCCGCCCGGTCTCTTCCGAGGGCCGGTCCCTGGATGGGAAAAGGGTCCACATGGCCCTGATAGATGAAATCCATGAGCACCGGACGCCGATCGTGGTGGACAAGATGCGGGCGGGAACCAAGGGGCGCCGACAGGCTCTTATTTTTGAGATCACGAATTCAGGGTATGACCGAGAGACGATCTGCTATTACCATCACGAGTACTCGATTAAGGTGGTCACCGGGGCGATCCAGAATGATTCCTGGTTTGCCTATGTCTGTGCCCTGGATGAGGGGGATGACTGGCGCGATCGCAAGGTCTGGCCGAAGGCGAACCCTCTCATGGGCGTCTCTGTCACGAAAAAATATTTGGAGGAACAGGTCCTCGAGGCGGAGGGCATGCCGGCGAAGCAGGGCGTGGTGAAACGCCTGAATTTCTGCATCTGGACGGAGGGACAGACGCAGTGGATCCGGCCGGAGATATGGAAGAAAAACGGGGGAACGGTAAGGCCGGAGGACCTGGCAGGCAAAGAGGCCTTCGGAGGCCTCGACTTGAGCTCCAAGAATGATCTTTCCGCCCTGGTCCTGGTCTTCCCGATCGACGTGGGGTTCGCGGTTTTATGCTGGTTCTGGCTGCCCGGCGATGGCCTGGGGGAGCGAGAGCTCCGGGACGGGGTGCCCTACGTGGCCTGGAAGGATAAGGGGCTACTCAAGACCACCCCGGGGGCCGCCGTGGACTATGCCTGGATCGCCGAGGAGCTGCTGCAGGTGGCCGAGGATTACGATATCAAGGGGATAGCCTTCGACCGATGGGGGATGAATGTTTTGAAGCGCCACCTGGACGAAGCCGGGGTCCGATATTACGTCCGGGAGAAGGAGGATGACAAAGGGGAAGGAATCGCATTCATCCCCCACGGCCAGGGATACCGGGACATGGGCCCCGCGGTCACCGCCCTGGAGGACGCGCTGCTCCAGGAGAAGATCCGCCATGGCATGCACCCGGTCCTGACCTGGAATGCCAGCAACGCGGAGCTGCTGCAGGACCCGGCGGGAAACAGGAAGATCGTCAAGGGGCGTTTCCCGGGGAAAAGAGTCGACGGCATCGTCGCCCTGGCCATGGCCATGAGCCTGGCGACCGGGGCGAAGATTCAGGCGAAGGGTCCGAGCGTGTACGAGACCCGCGGGTTGTTGCGGGTAAATGCAAAGGAGGGAGGAGCGGCATAATGGGAATGCAGGTGTTTGAGGACGAAAGAATTTAAAAGACCAGGGTGGGGATGCTGAAAGATCTCATAGAGGAAAAGGAGAAGATCTTAGAGAAAGAACAGGAGGCCGAAGTAATTCTCGGAGAGCTCCCCCTTCTGGGCGATATTCTCGTCGCAGAGAAAACTGGCCTGAAATTTACGATCAAGGCTTGTCATGGCCGAGATCGTTTTATGGTAGGGCTTTTGAGGCCAGATAAAAATTCCGCGGTGCATAAAGAATGAGCGACAATCCCCGCCTCAACACCGGCTGGCCGTTCGATCCCACCGCCGATTATACGGCCACCTGGGAGCGGATCGAACGGCGGGCCGGGCATCCTATATCCTACAAAGATCGATGCTCGATGCATGCCGAAGGGGTCGTCTTCAAGGGCTGCACGGGCCGTCCTCCGAATAGAACCCAGTATGTTTTCCTCTACTGGACTCAATATCTCACCTGGCTAGGCCAGAAAAAGAAAGAAAAACTTCTTTCGGCATGATTTTTTCTTTTCCCTGAAGCACATTCCCTGAAAACTTTCCCTGAAGCATATTCCCTGAAAACTTTTGACTGAATGAAATAACCGTGATTCCATGGGTTTAGAATGCCATGGAACGATGACCGGCGATATCATATCACCACCCCGGAGGCCCTCCAGAAAGCTCTGAAGGCCAGGAAGGCGAGGATTTTCAATCTCCAGGCCGTCAAGAGCGATCCCCAGCATATCCGTTACATCCCCGTCCCCCTCAAGCAAGCGGGGGTCTACGTCGACCATGACGTGGCCCTCCGCTTCTCCGCCGTCTTCCGGGCCGTCTGTTTCATCAGCCAGACGATCGCCTCTCTTCCTTGGGATATTCTGCTCGAAACTGCCATGAAGACCCAGAAACAAACAGGGCATCCCCTCTGGAAACTCCTCCGGACCCGGCCGAACCCGGAGATGGGGGCTCAGTCTTTCCGGGAGACTCTCCTTGCTTGGGCTCTATCCTGGGGAAACGGTTACGCGGAGATCGAAAAAGACAAGACCGGGACCCCGGTCGCCCTCTGGCCGATCTCTCCCGACCGCGTGGAGGCCTACCGGGATCCGGAAAGCGGCAATATCCGGTATGACGTTTCCAATTATATGGGCGGGATTCAGACAATGAGGCCGGAAAATCTCTTCCACCTTCACGGCCTGGGCTTCGACGGCCTGACCGGATATTCCGTCATCTCTTTTGCCTCCCGGTCCATCGGCCTGGGCATGGCTGCCGAGGGCTATGCCGGCGATTTCTTCGCCAACGGGGCGATTTCAACAGGGGCGCTGAAGCATCCTAACACCCTGAGCGATCTCTCCCGGAAAAATCTGCGCGAGAGCTGGGCGTCGATCATTCAGGGGGAGGGAAAGCGTTTCAACATCCCGATTTTCGAAGAAGGGATGGACTGGGTCAATCTTATGATCAACCCTGAGGATGCCCAGCTCCTCTTGACCCGCGAGTTCCAGATCACGGATATCGCCCGCTGGTTCGGGCTTCCGCCCCACAAGCTGCAGGACCTCAGCCGGGCCACCTGGGGGAACATCGAGCACCTCTCGATCGAGGTGGTCAATGACGCCCTCATGCCCTGGATCATCCGCCTGGAGCAGGAGGCAGATTTCAAGCTCCTCCGCCCGACCGAAAAAGGCGTACGGACGAAGCTGAACGTCCGCGGCCTCCTACGTGGAGATGATAAATCCAGGTCGGAATACTACAAGATCATGCGGGATATCGGCGTTTACAGCACAAATGACATCCGCCGTCTGGAAGATATGGACCCGGTGGGCCCCGAAGGTGATGAGTTGATCGTCCAGTTGAATCAGACGACGCTCAAAAAACTGGTCTCCGGAGAGGCCCCGGCGCCCAAGCCGGCGCCTCCCCTGCAGTCCTATAAAATGCTCATCCAGCATGCCTATGAGCGCATCCTGAAGAGGGAGATCGGCCAGTTTGAGCGGGACGGGGCCCCAAAAGGTGACTTTTCGGCCTGGTTCAACCAGTTTTTCGCGAAGGAGCGCGGCCGGATCGAGCAGGATATGGAGCCGATCGTCATGAGCCTGCTGTTGCAGATTGCGCCGCAAATCGAGATCAACGGGCAGATCCCGGAAATCCTCGCGGGATTTATCGATTGGCATATCGAGGCTTCCAGAAATGCATTTTCGGCCCCCCTGGCCGGCAAAGTGGACGAATTCTGCACTCCTGAACGGGTGAAAGAGGGCGCCAACCGCCTGATCGAGGCGCTGGCGGCCATGGTCGTGGAGGCAAAGGAAAAACCCAATGCCCTACCCGAATGAGCATGCCTGAAGGCTGAAGGACCCCGGTCAGTATGACCGGTTCAGCCGTAAGAACTGCGATCGGAAGCACGACGGCAAATGCATCGATGCGATTTACGGCATAAAAGAGGACAAAGCCGATGTCCAAGCGTTGAGATATCCCAAGGATATCTGGACCGAGGCCGCCGCCCACAAACATTGCAATTCCCTCGGCGGAACTTTTGAGGCGGCAAGCGAGGGATCGGAGGGTAATATGACCGGACGCGGATATTCCATCAAGGCAAAAGCGGCCGACGAGGCCGAGATCTGGATTTACGAGGAGATCGGCGAAGGCTGGTTCGGCGGGATCTCGGCGAATCAGTTTGCCAAGGATCTGAAGGCCCTGGGGGACCTCAAGAAGATCACTCTCCGCCTGAATTCCCCCGGCGGGGACGTTTTCGACGGGATGGCGATCTACAACATCCTGAAGCAGCACAAGGCCAAGGTGACGGTGAACATCGACGGCCTGGCCGCCTCCATCGCTTCCGTCATCGCCATGGCCGGGGACGATATCCTCATCGCGGCCAACGCCATGATGATGATCCATGAGGCCTGGACCTATGCCGTCGGACCGGCCGAGGAGCTGCGCGCGGCCGCGGACATGATCGAAAAGGTGAACAGTACGATCGTGACCACCTATCTGACCCAGGCGTCGATCGACCAGGCCAAGATCCAGGAGCTCATGAAAAATGAAACCTGGATGACCGCAGATGAGGCGATCGGCTACGGCCTGGCGGACAAACTGGCCGAGCCGGTCCAGGCGGCCGCCCATTTCGATCTTGCCAGGTTCAAATACCGCAATGTTCCCAAGGACAAGTTGGCGCCGGGGCCGCTGGAACGCCCCGCAGCGCTCAGGCAGAGGCTGGCGACAATGCAGATTGCCGTCAAGAAGATGAGGGCCGCTGGAACGCCCCGCTGATCAAATCACCGAAGAGAGGAGAAAACATGGAACTCATGGTCTTTTTGGCAATGCTGGCGGGTCTCACCTACCGGATCTTTGCCGACGCCGGACCGCAGGATGAAAAAATCAAAGAGCTGCAGGATAAACTTCTGGAGCTCAACGAACGTGCCCAGGTCCTCCAGGCGACCGCGGATGCGGAAAAGCGGTCTCTGAAGGAAGATGAGGAAAAAGAGCTCAACGGGATCTTCGATCAGTTTGAAAAGATCGAGGAGGAGATCGAGCGGCGGAAGCTCATCGCATCCCAGACTCAGAAACTGACCCAGAGCCAGGGCCGGCAGACCGCGGGCCAGATCCCGGATCCCCAGAACCGGGGAACGGACGGCCAGGATCCCCCCCCGCCCAGGCGGAGATCCTCCGGCGGTATCATCACCGTCGTGGAAGACCGCGGCAAATGGGGGTGGAAAAACCTTGGAGAATTTGCGTTGGCCACCCGGATTGCTTCCCGGCAGGGGGGAAGTATCGACCCCCGCCTGGTCATGAATGCCCCGACGACCTATAGCCAGGAAGGGGCCGGCGAAGACGGCGGATTCGCGGTACCTCCGGATTTCCGGGCGGCGATCTGGGAAAAAGTCCAGGGCGAGGATTCCCTTCTGGCCAGAACGGACCAGAACGTGACCAGCAAGAACAGCATGGTTCTTCCGGCCGACGAAACCACGCCCTGGGACGCGACGGGCGGGATTCAGGCCTATTTCGAGAGCGAGGCGGGGGCCCTCAATCAGAGCAAGATCGCCCTGAAGGAAAAAACGATCCGGCTGAACAAGCTGACCGCCCTGGTCCCGGTCACGGAGGAGCTTCTCGAGGACGCTCCGGGCCTGGATTCCTACCTGCGGAAAAAGGTCGGCGAGAAGATGGATTTCAAGCTGAACCTCAAGATCGTCCAGGGCGTGGGCGCCGGGGAGCCCCTGGGGATCCTCAATGCCGGTTCCCTGGTGAGCATTTCGAAGGAAACGGGCCAGGGGGCGGACACGATCATGGCCGAGAATATCAGCAAGATGTGGGCCCGGCTCTATGCCCCCCTCCGCAGGAACGCCGTCTGGCTGATCAACCAGGACATCGAACCCCAACTCGACAGCATGAGCATCGCCGTAGGCACGGGCGGAGTCCCGGTTTACATGCCCGCCGGCGGCCTGGCGGATGCCCCCTTTGGCCGGCTGAAGGGCCGTCCCGTCATCCCGACGCAGGCCTGCGAAACCCTGGGCGACAAGGGCGACATCATCCTGGTGGCCTTGGAGCAGTATCTGACCGCCGTGAAAACGGGCGGAGTCAAAGCCGACGTGAGCATGCACCTCTGGTTCGACTACGCGGTCCTCGCGTACCGGTTCATCATCCGGATCGCCGGGCAGCCCTGGTGGAAGTCCTACATCACCCCCAGGGACGGCAGCAATTACCTGTCCTGGGCGGTCACCCTGGATGAGCGCGCCTAGATAAATGCGCCTGAGCGCAAGGCGGCCGGCCGACAACTCAAGGGGAAGCGGCCGGCCGCCGTTTCACCTTCAAAAATCACCTTCAAGGAGGTTTTAAAATGGATCCGAATGTTTTGGCGTCTGAAAAATGCGCCGTGGTCGGGACCGTCGATCCCGCAACGGTCACCGCTCTGACCTATACGGATGCGATCGACATGAGCAAATTCCGCCAGGCCCTCGGCATCGCTCTCTTCGGCAACATGACCGACGGCAATGACTGCGTCTTCGCGGCCTACGCTTGCAATGCCGCGGGAAATGCGCGGAGCGCGATCAAAACCACCACGAAGACCGCTGCCGCAGGGAACGACAACACCCAGGTGGTCATCGGCGTCCGGGCCGAGGACCTGCTCGCGCAGTCCACCTATACGAGGTACGTCCAGTTCGGGATCTCCAATGCGGGCGGCGCCGGCGGACCCGCGGCCGTGGTGGCCCTCGGAATCGACCCGATCAACGGACCGGCCTCGGATGACGATCTCAGCAGCGTGACGATCAACAACACGCTCGATTAAGCGGGAAGGGATAGAAATGAAGATCAGATTCCTTCAGGACTATCAGGTCAAGGACCCCCAGGGGCAGACTTTCAAACAGGGGGAGATTTACGATCTCGCGCCGGATTCCGCCCGTCATTTTCTGTCCCGCCGGCGGGCGGAGCTCATCGCCACCGAGAACCCGAAAGCAGCTCCGCCGCCTGCCCCGGAGAAGCCGGCCGTTCTTCCGCCGGAACCCGGACCGGGAGACAAGGATCTCAAAGGGAAAACCGATCCGGCGCAGGCTTTCACCGCGGGCCAGCGGAAATACCGCGAACGCCAACGGGCGCGGACCGAAGATTAAAAATCAACAGCCTATGTGGGCATGAAAGGAGAAGAAAATGCCCCCTTATAATCTTTCAACGCGCGGGCGCATCGCCGATATTCACTCCGGACTCCGGGTGAATACGGGATCTCTCGCCAATGCGACCTATCTGCTTGGAGCCGGGAACACCCAGACGGAACTTTTTACGGTAAAAGGCCTGATCTGGGTCCGGCAGCTCTTCCTGGAGGTCCTGGTCGCCTGCTCGAACAATCTAACGCAGGTCCTTTTCAACTGCACCTTTACCACACCCGTGATCGGCGTCAATTCGATGTGCGCGAAATGCGCGTCGATCGCCCAGCTCGGCCAGGGGGGAAGGATCGTCTGGCTCGGGGGGGCTGTTGCCACGGCGGCCGTAATCACGGATTCTCCGGGCCTTTCCGACGTGTTGCCGGCCACCGGGCAGTTGGTCGGCGGGATTGATTTCGTCGGCTCGATCGGGATGCTCGCCTCCGACGCGGATCAGGCCAGCGGATCCGTAAAAGCGACGCTGCATTATTTCCCGTTGACGGAAGGCGCCTACGCCGAAGCCCTGCTGTAACCCTGACGTGGCGGGAGCGGGCGGCAAACGGCCCGCCCCGCCGGGAGGACTCCAATGGCAGTCGCTCTCGTAATGACCATTCAACGCTGGATCGGCCTCTCGACCGATACCAAGCCCGAAGCCCCCGAGCGCATCGGTTCCACGTTCCATGAACTCGATACTGGGAAAAAATTCATCTGGGATGGCGATTCATGGGTCCAGGATGTTTCCATGGTCTACGCCGTTTACCAGGCCAGCCTGGGCATGCCGTCCGACAGCTGAGAAACAAAGACATTTGAACTCAAGTGAGAAGAAAAACTACCGAATATGGGCCCCCCCCTACCGGAATTGGTCCGGAGGAGTGCGGGTTCTTTACCGTCTGGCGGAACTGCTGCGTCAACGGGGGTTCGCCGCGACAATCAATGAAAAACCGGCCGGAGACGATTATGTGGCCGTCTATCCGGAGACGGTGAAGGAGATCAACCCCTGGGGAGCCCCCCACGTGGTGAGGTACCTCCTGCATAGACCGGGCGTTGTCGGAGGGCCTAAATCGTATCCTAAAGGTGTTTTGAAGGTCTGGTACAACGGAATATTCCGTGGATCGGATATCGATCCGGTCCTGAACATTCAGATCGTCGAGCTCGATCTCTTCAACCTGCAGGGAGTCGGGATCCGGGAAACCACTTCCACCTGGATCGGCAGGGCGGCAAGGTACGGGTACCAGAAGGGAAAACCGGTAGGAGAGACCATGATCGCCCATAACTGGCCCCCAACCCGAAAAGAAGTGGCTGACTTGCTCAAAAGGAGCAAAGTTCTCTACACCTACGAGCCATTCACCTCGTTGACCACGGAGGCGGCGCTTTGCGGTTGCCCCTCGGTGATCATGACGGATATGTCCAGGTATCCGATCAGCCGGAAGGAAATCGAGGGGCTCGGCTGGGATCCGCCTGGCGTGGGTTGGGGAATGGATGAAATTGATAAGGCCCGGGAGACCCTTCCCCGGGCATTGCCGGCCTATCTGGTGAATGAAGAGCAGACCAAGGGACAATTGAGCGCTTTTATCGAAAAAACGCAGAGCATGTGAAAATGACCAAACGAACCCAGGCGGAAATCGGCGCGGAGTTGATCAGACGATTAAAAAGGAAATGGAATAACGATGGCTGGATCGTCTGTGGGAAGAGGGGGCAAATCGGAAAGAGCCACCCCTCGGAAGTGGCGGACATCATGGCAAGGATGCCGGAACCGAAAATGCCCAATTTTTGCCGGATTGCCTGCGATGAAGCATTGAGGCGGATGGGCAGGCCTTTTGGCGCTGCCAAATACCTCGGCGTTTCCCCAAGTTATATTTTCAGAGGTTTGCGCAAGCCGGCGGGCAGAGGGAAAGACTGAATGGCCGGCGCGGAAATAAATGTCTGCATCCCCTTTGACCCGGAGGCCAACCTGGGCCGGGAATACAACCGGCTGATGCGCGAGTCCCAGCGGGAGTGGGTACTCTTCCTGGATCATGATGCGTTGATCCTAAATCCCCATTGGCATTATCTCTGCAGGGAGGCCATTACCAGGGTTCCAGCGGCGGGGATTTTCACCGCCTTGACAGGGAACATCGGTTCATCCGCCCAGCTCCTGAAATGGGCCCCGTCTCCGCAGGATTCAATTCCGGCCCATCAAGAAATCGCCTTGAAACTCTGGCGAAAGAGAGGAACGGGCCTTACCGATATCACGGAGGATTCGATTTCCGGCTTCTTCCTCCTGACCTCCCGGACCGCCTGGGAGAAAGCGGGGGGATTCCCGGAACCGGGTCTCTTCGGGGTGGATCGGGAGTACCGGCGGAGGGTTGTCGCCGCGGGCCTGCGGGTCTTCCGGATAGATGGAATTTACGTTTTCCATCTCCGCGACCGGTCCCGGGGATCCTGGATCCCGGGAATGAAGACCTCCAAGGAACTTTGGGATGAATATTCGGCCGCCAAGCGGGCGAGAGCCTCCCCTTGAGGACATTATTCTTCTGCGGGGTCAGGTTGAGGGAGCGGAACAAGAGGGATTATGAATTTTGAGCCAGGCAAGAAAATCGATGTCGTCTACCCCATGGCGCCCGTAGCCAAGGGGCCGGATGATTTCGAGCTCCGGTATTCCCTCCGCTCCTTCGATTCCCAGACCTGGGCCGGCAACGTCTTCACTGTCGGGTATCGACCCCGCTGGTTGAAAAACGCCCAGCACATCGATTCCTCCGATCAATGGCATCAAAACTTCAAGGATAAGAACATCATCAAGAAAATGCTGCGGGCCTGCGTGGACGGCCGGGTCAGCGACCCCTTCGTCGCCAATTCCGATGATCAATATTGGCTGAAGCCGATCGGTCCGGATGACATGCTGATTCCCCCCCGGGAGAATCCGGCGCAGATGGATGTGGATCGTGCCTCGAAAATTCCGGGCCAGTTCCGCGCATGGCGGAACCAATGGGTGAAGCGCCAGTTCGAGACGATCGACTTCCTCAAAAAACAGGGTAAGTCCGATATCCCATTCGATGGCCACGTGCCTTATCTGATCGATAAGGAGAGTTACCTCCGGACCATGGCCGAGATCCCCTGGGAGATGGGGAATGGGTTTCTCATAGTGGTCTACCACGGATACAACTGGCAGAACGGCTTTCCGATCGAGTCCCGGGACGGAGTCCTGAAAAGAATCATAACCGAGATGAACTGCGCGGAAATCGAGGGCGTCACGGGAAAGGCCCTCTTTCTGAACCATAATAATAAAGGCCTGGGTCCGGGCATGCGGGAATTTCTGAAAAAACGGTTCCCGAATCCCTCGAGGTGGGAATGAACATCAAGGTCGTGACCCCCCCGGTAAATCTGCCCGTCACGGTGGCGGAGCTCAAGAGCCACTGCAACATAGAGATCGACGATGACGACGTCCAGCTCGAGCAGAAGATCAAGGCGTCCGTGGCCCTCCTGGACCCCCCGAACGGCCGACTCGGCCGGGCCCTGATCTCCCAGACGCTTCGTTATTCGGTGGCCTCATTCCCCTCCGGGACCATCATTCTTCCCTACCCCCCGGTCCAGTCGATAACCTCGATCAAGTATGTGGACAGCTTGGAGGTGGAGCATACCGTCTCGACCTCCATTTACCAGCTCAAAAACGACTCCGACCCGGCGATGGTCATCCTGAAATACAACCAGGAATGGCCCACGGACTCCCTGAGCGAAAACGACCCCCTCCCGGTCAAGATCGATTTCGTCGCCGGCTATGGGGCAAATCCGGCAAATGTGCCGGAGGCCATCCGCCTGGGGATTATGATCGAGGTCGCGGATTTTTATATGCATAGAGAAAATCTCCTCATGGGCCAGTCCCTGACCCAGAACGAGTTTACCCGCCGGATCTTCGATAATTTCATCTGGCGGCACATTCCTTAGGCAGGGACGTTTCGCCGAAACGTGCGGGAAGAAAATGCAGGCAGGCAAGCTGAGGCACAAAATCACGGTCCAGGAAAACCGCCCGGTTCAGGACGAGCTGGGCAGGGCGCAGCGGGACGACTACGGGGCGCAGATCGACAACTGGGTCGACCTCTGGACCTGCCGGGCCAGTATGGAGCCCCTTTCCGGCCGGGAGTACTTCGCCTCCGCCCAGATCCAGGCGGAGCAGGTGACCCGGTTCCGGATCCGGTATCCGAGGTTCCAGATCTGGCCCGGGATGCGGGTCAAGTACCGGGATCCCGTCCTGGCTGCCGACCGCTATTTCGATATCCAGGCGGCGATAAACCAGAATGAGCGGAACATCGAGCTCTGGCTGATGTGCGTCGAGCAGGTCAAGCCTCTGACCGCCGCGGTCGCGTCAGGATCGAGCTCGAGCGCGGGGGCCGGCTCATGAGCGACTTTTTCACTTTCGAAGTCAAGGGCCTGAAGGAGATGGGCGACCAGCTGGCGCAGCTGCCCGGGAAGATCGCCCGGCGGGCCCTGGCGGCCGCCGTCCGGGAGGGGGCGAACGTGATCCGGACCGCCGGCCGGCAGGCTGCCCCCGTGGGGACGAAGACCTACAAGGACTGGAAAGGGAGGATTCACCGCCCGGGGCTCCTCCGGAAATCGGGCGTGATTACCAAAAAGATGAGGCCGAAAGATTGGCAAAGCACGGTCCTCTTCGGCGTGGGCTTCAGGGGGCGCGGATATTACGGGCGATGGGTCGAGCGCGGCAAATCGAAGAAGCACCGGCAGGCCCCCCATCCTTTCCTGGTCCCCGCCTTCGAGGCGAAGGGCGAAGAGGCAATCCAGGCGATCAAGCGGCGCCTGGGCGAGGAATTGGTGAGCATCATCCATTCGACGCCGGGCATGAGGGTGAAATGATCGAAAAGACTTTATACCTGCTCCTCTCGGGCCTCGAAGGCATCGCCCTTTTCCCCCTGGTCATCCCCCAGGAGCAGACCCAGCCCTGCGTCAGCTACATGCGCCTCAAGACCACCCCCACGAACACGCAGCAGGGGACAAATAGAAAGCATGACAACGGGCAGTTCCAGGTCGATGTCTGGACCAAGGATTACCTCCGGGCGGCGGAGCTCGCGGAGCAGATCATCGATCGTTTGGTTGAGGCCTACGGGGCCACCGCCCTGCTGCTGGAAAACAAGGACGAACCGTATGACAGCCAGCCCGGCATCTACCACCGGGTCCTGGTCTTTTCTTTGAGAGAAATCAGAGCGGAAGGAGGGTCATAAAATGAGTGAAGCAATCGAAACCCAGGGAACGATCGTCACCTGGAATGCCATCCCCGTCGCGGAAGTCATTTCGTTCACCGGTCCGGGAGGGGTGGCCGGGACGTATGATGTCACCCATCTGCTGTCGACCAGGAGAGAAAAGCGCGCCAGTCTCCCCGACGAAGGCGATTATACAATGGAATGTAATTATGTCCCCGGGGATCCTGGGCAGCAGGCGCTCATAGCCGACCGTGCCAGCCGTACGGTCCGCGAGGTCGTCATTACTTATAGCGATGGGACGACGGACACGTTCAATGCCTATTGCACGGGGATGCCAAAATCGGGCGGCGTGGATAACAAGGTCGGCATCTCATTCACCCTGGCGATCACCGGGGAAGTCGTCAACAACCCTGCGGGGAGCTGATCCGGGAAGACAAGCGGACTTTGGGGCCGGGCCCGGGTAATCCCGGGCCCCGGATCCCCGCGCATTTTATCCAGGAGGAACCCATGAGTTTAACTCGCGAAGCCATCCTCGCGGCCGACGACCTGAAAAGGGAAGAGGTCCAGGTCCCGGAGTGGGAAGGATCCGTCTTTATCCGCTGCATGACCGGCACCGAACGGGACGCCTTCGAATCGGAAGCCTACACGGTGAAGGGAAAGGACGTGGAGATCAACCGGGACAACTTCCGGGCGAGACTCCTCGTCCGCGTCCTGGTCGACGAGAAGGATGAGCGTCTCTTTTCCCAGAAGGATATCGCCGCCCTGGGGGCCAAGTCGGGAAAGGTTCTGGACCGGATCTTCACCGCGGCCATGAAAATCAATGGTCTTTCCAAGGATGACGTGGACGATCTAACAAAAAACTCCTTGCCCGGGGAGAAAGACGATTCTGCTTCTTCCTCGCCCGGGAATTAGGAATGACCGTACGCCAGCTCCTCAACAGCCTGGACAGCCGGGAGATCTCCGAATGGATCGCCTATTTCAACCTCGGAAAAGCCGAAAAAGAAAAGCCCCCCGCGGGCAGCCTTGAGCAACAGTTCAAGTCAGCCCTCGGCAGCAGGAGAAAGAAAAAGTAATGGCCACTGTTCCCGGGATCATGCTCGACATCAGCGCCAACGTCGCCAGGATGCAGGCGGACATGCGGCGCCTGATCGGGACCATGGATTCTGGATTCGGGCAGATCAAGTCTCTCGCGAAGGGGGCGGGTGCCGCCATCGCAGCTTATTTTGCCGCGGAAAAACTCCTTGGTCTGGCAAAACAGGCTTTAGAAACCGGGGACCGCCTGAACAAGCTCAGCCAGTCCACGGGAATCACCGTCGAGACCCTATCCTCCCTGAAATACGCCGCCGAGTTAGCCGACCTCGACCTGGACAGCCTGGCCAAGGGCGTAGGCATCCTGTCCCGGAACATGTTCGAGGCCCAGGGAGGCACGGGGGAGGCCGCGGAGGCCATCAAGGCCCTCGGCTTATCTATCCAGGATACCCAGGGGAATCTTCTCGGCAGCGACGCCGTCCTGGGGCAGATTGCGGATAAATTTGAGGGGATGAGGGATGGAGCGGGCAAAACCGCACTGGCCATGAAGCTCTTCGGGAAAAGCGGGGCGGCCCTCATTCCGCTCTTAAACCAGGGATCCTCTTCGCTTGCCGAGATGCGCGCCGAGGCGGAAAAGATGGGCCTGGTCATGTCCACCGAGACGGCGCAGCAGATGGAGCGGGTGAATGACAATTTCACCCGGATGAAGATGTCCGTCCAGGGGCTGGCCATCATCACCATGAGCCAGGTCCTACCAACCCTGGAAAATCTCACCAACATCCTCCTGGAGATGGAAAAGAGCACTAGCTTCTTCCAGAGGACGGGCGAGGCGGCCGCGTTCACCCTGAAAAGCATCGCCTCCGCGGGGGTTGTGCTTTATACGACCCTCGACCAGGTGATAAAGATGATCGCGGCTTCCGGCGCGGCCGTAAATTCGCTCCTTACCGGGGATCTCGGGCATGCCAAAAATGTCATAGACCTATATTTCCAGGATTATGATCGGATACAAACCGAATCCGCGGCCCTGCTCTCCCGGATTTGGGACAAGAACGCCGAGGACGCGCTGCGGGCCGCCAACAAGATCAAGAAGGCCCGCGGCGAGGCCCCCGCGCTGGCCGGTGATGACGAGAAGCAGATAGAGAAACGCCTGAAGGCGATTTTCGAGGAGGCCGAGGCCCTGCAGATGGGCGCGGATGCCCTTGATCTTTACAAGAAAGGCCTTCACGGGGCGACCTCCGAGCAGAAGGACTACGCCCTGGGCCTCATCCGGACCATCGAGGGCTTCGAACAGTCCAGGAAGGCGATCCTGGACCGGGTCAAGGCGGCGGAGGAGGACCAGAAGCAGTTCCTCGATAATGAATCCGCCCTCCTGGCTATGGTCGAAGCGATGAAGATGCAGGCCATTACCGCGTCCATGAGCGAGGAGGAAACCGCCAAGTTCCAGCTGACCCTCAAGGGTGCGTCCCAGGCCCTCCTTGATAACACGGAAGCCTATTTCAAGGCCATCCGGGCGGCCAGGCAGTACCAGGAGGAGATCGACCTGATCAAAGGCGTCATCGAGGAAACCAAATCCCCAATGGACCGGTACCAGGAGCGGATGAAGGAGATCCAGAGCCTCCTGGACAGCGGGATGATCGGGCCCGATAAGGCCCTGCAGGCGGAGAAAATCGCCTGGACCAGGATGATCGGGGGCGAGAAGGACTCCGTCGCGGAACGAGAGCAGATCCTTCTGGACTTTGCCGACCGAGTCCGGAGCCAGAACCGGTTTACGGCCGACGCCGCCATTTTCGAGATCGAGCGCCAGGCGGCGATCTTCAAGAAGGCCGGAGCCGACGAAGTGGCCGTGGCCATCTGGGCCGCCAAGGAGAAGCAGAAGGCCTCCCGGGAATGGCAGGACGGGGCCATGCGCGGCCTGGAAGACTACGCAGTGGAGGCGACCAACGCCGCCAAGAATGTCGAGGGGGTCATTTCCAATAGCTTTAAGAACATGGAAGACGCCCTGGTCGACTTCGTCAAGACCGGCAAACTGAACTTCAAGAGCCTTGTGGATTCGATTATCGCCGACCTGATCCGGATGGCCATCCGCCAGAACATCACCGGACCCATGGCCTCCGGTTTCATGCAGGTCCTGAGCGGCCTGTTTGCGACTCCGGGCGCGGGCGCCGGCGGCGGATCCGGAGCTGGGGCGGGAGTCAATTACGGATACAGTTTTCACGAGGGGGGCATCGTCGGGGGCGCCGCCCGGATGAGCAGATCCATGCCGGCGGCATACCTGGCTGCGGCCCCCAGGTACCATGGAGGCCTCCAGCCCGACGAATTCCCGGCCGTCCTGAAGCGCGGAGAAGGCGTCTTCACCCCCGAGCAGATGCGGGCCATGGGTGGAACATCCATCTCGATCTCCATTCCGATCAGCATGTCCGAAGGCGACAACCGGAAAAACGCCCGGATGCAACGCGACCTTGAAGCAGAAGCCGAACCGGTTATTCGGAGAATCATCCAGAGGTATATGTAATGCCGATGACCCTTGGAACCTACACTCTTACCCATTACCCCTCGGCCTTCACCCAGCCCAGGCCGCAGCGGGCGAACGCCTACCTTGAAACCGCCGAATCGGTAGCTCATTTTAGTTGGGGTTTTTTCATTGTCGGAAAGATCATCGATCTAATCTGGAATTACATGCCATCCGAGCAGTTCGACGATCTGGACGCCGTCTTCCAGGGGGACGCGGAAGTCGTCTGGGACCCGGGGATCCCCCCGGCAGGGAGCGACCCGGCGTCGACCTATAATGTTCAGATCCTGGATTTCACCGGTGATTTCCATGAAGCGGTAGGGACAGACCCAGAGATCTGGCGGTCGAATTGCCGCATGACCCTCTTGATCATAAGCAAGGTGGCCTGATGTCCCTCACTCTCGATCCCGCACTGGCCGCAGCCCAGGATTCCCAATCCAGGAAACCGCTGGTGGAAATCATCTCCGGACAGTTGGTCGCCGATATCCCCTTCGACGGCCAGCGCCTGACCGCCGAGACCACCGAGGAGAAAAGCCCCAATCTGATCCGCCATACCTCCGGCCGCCTGGCCCTGGTTTATTCCTATTCCACGAATGTCATCAAGTACGTTTACACCAACGAAGCCCGGACCGTCTTCACCCCGGTCAGCCTGGCGATCGACGGAGGAGAGACCCTCCTCGAAACATCCCTTTGCGAGCTGGCCAACGGGAATATCGGGATCGTTTACCGAACCCAGGCAGGAACGTCGCAATATTTGAAACGGAAGATCATCACCATCACCGGGACGGCGGTCTCCTCGGGAACCATCGCCACCTACACCGGGTCCCCGATCATGTCCGGCCCCGCCCTCCTCGCCCTGGCCAACGGAACCTTTCTTCTCGCCTATATTCGCCTATCGGCCGGGGAGTATAAATTTTACAAGCGGACATCTGCCGACTTCTTGACCTGGAGCTCCGCCTCCGAGATCTCCGTTGCCGGCATCGACCAGACCACGGAATGCGGCTATCCCTATCTCATGCAGCTCACCACGGGCCAGATCTTGTTCTTTTTCGACGGCTGCGACGGCGGGGAGATTTTCAATATTTTCTATTCCGTCAGCTCGGATAATGGCGGGACCTGGGGAGGCGCGGTTCATCTGACCAGCTACACGAGTATCGCGGAGCAGGGCCGGCATCCCTGGGCGACCCAGAAGATGGCCGGGCAGATGCACGTTGTTTTCAATTCGAAACGCGGGGCCCTGCATATCGATGAGACGACGGAAGGATGGTTGGGAGCCGGGGCCTCCGGGACGAACCTGTCCTTCGATGCGGCCAGCCGGAAGCTCTACGTCACTTCATCCGACGATCCCACGGGCACTTTCAACGGGATCGCCGAAATCGACGTGGATGCCTGGATGGTGACCAACTTCTGGGACGCCAGCACGACGACTCCCCGATTCAGCGCGGCCATTGATACCCTGTGGGAACGCTTCCATGGCGAAAGCTATCTGATCCCCGTCGGCTCGCGGGGAAAGAATATCAACGGGTCCGCCGGCGAAGGCTGTCTCATTTCCGTCCTGGATGCCGACGGAAACACGATCACCGATTATGTCTTCGCGGACTGGCCCGCTTATTCCCTCGTTAAGAACGTGACCCATTCCCTGGAGGGACTGCTGCAGGCGGCCTGGATTGATTTCTCCACTCGGAGAATGTACGTCCTTTGCTCCACGAATGACGGGGTCCATGGTGATTATGTCCATTTCGATGTGGGATGGATCGACCTCACCGACCCGGGGCCCAGCTATACTTGCCATACGCTGATCGCCCCGACTCATCTCTGGCATCCCACCCTGGCCGGGGAGATGGGCCTGGCCGTCTATCCCGGCCAGGATCTGATCCTGATCTGGAATGGCTATGACGGGGATCCCTATAAGAGCGCCCTCGCCGTCTATTCGATGAGCACGGGGGCGATTTACAAAAGCTACGACGTGGATTCGTTTCCGGGCTTCCCCTACCACGGGCCGCATCATGCCGTTCTGGTGGGCAATAAGATCTATTGCACGTTCGGATACGAGCCTCTGTATGGGGAAGTGGACAAGCGGGGCCTCTGCGAGATCGATATTTCCACCGATGCGATCGTCTTCTATCGGCCGGACTGGGCTTCGATCGACGAATACGGCCTGAACATGATCGAACCCCTTCCTGATGGGCGACTGCTGATCTCCACCCATGGCGCGGATGTTTCCGGCGGGGCCGGGGTGACCATCTTTGACCCGCTGACCCAGACGTGGGAGCTTTTCAACAATACCACCCTGCCCGGGTTCTGGCCGGCAACCACTCCGGCGCAGAATTATTCCGCGGTCGCCTATGACCCGGTTACCGGTCTCTGTTTTGCCGGCTCACCCTCCAAGTACGGAGTTTCCTGGGGCGGCCTGACCGCCTTCAGCGAATTCGGTCTGATCCAGCAGGCCTCCTATATGGTCGGGACTTTCGCTGCCGGCGTCTGGACCTGGGGCGCGATGACCGACCTGGTCCAGGGGTACCTGGATTATGATGCCGCCGTCGTATTCGGCCCGGGCGCGTCCGACGGGATGTATGCCTTCTGGACGCACATGGCCGGGGATGATCTCTCGATCAAATGGGACCAGGAGGGGACGACGCTGAATCTAGCTCCCTACCTGGCCAAGGACCGGCCGATCGAGGCGGAATGGTCGATCGACGGGAGTCCCAATAGCCTCAGCTTTACGGTGTCAGATGGACACCTGTTCGATCCGCATAATAAGAATTCCCTCCTTTCTCCCGTGTTGAAGAAAGGCCGGAAGTTGACGCTTCGATTCGGCGAAAACGTGGGGGGAACCGAATATTGGAAGAATCAGGGGACCTCTATTATTACCCCCGGAAAGGGGAAGTATGCTCGCGGCAAGTACCCCGAGAGGCTGATCACCGCCAAGGACCGCCGGATCCTCTGGGACCAAAAGAAAATCATCGCCACCGCGCCATTCAACACAAACCCGAAGAGCATCCTGACCGACATCCTGAAAGACCACCTGAACCTGGCCGATGCCGACCTGGATCTACCGACGTTCGATACCGCGGTCGACCTGACCCATCAGTGGATCGACACCCTGGCAAAAGACATCATCGAGCAAATCTGCCACCGGTTTGGTTATTTCCCTCATATTTCCGTCGATGGACTGGTCACCGCCCGGAAAATATCCGATTCCAACGAGGTTGATCACATTTATGCAAATCTAACGAAAGAAATTGAATTTTCCGATGACGACGAATTCTCCACCTTCACAAATCAGGTCATCGTCACGGGTCATGAGAGGACCGAGATCGAGATCCTTTACGGGGAGGAGCTGCTCCAGACCCTGGCCGGGACCATCGGATGGTGGGGGTGCAAGCAAACCTACGATATCAACTATTCCGTCGACCGTTCAAGGAGGTGCCGGGATCCTCGTCTCAAGATACTTCAAAGTACCAGCTCGATCGGCTTTCAACTGGCCGGGCAGATCCACGAATCCATCACATTGGTGGACCCCAATGAGACCTACTGCGTGGTGACGGTCACCGCTCCGAACCTGGTCCCGATTTTAATCTTCGCCATCCCTGAATGGGCGGCGGCGCATTTTATTCCTGATGCGGTAGCCAGCCTGGGCGCCGGCTGGACCGTTCCGGTAGGACGCGTCATCGAGTCCGTCTGGATGTTCGTCATCATGATGATCATCTCTGCCGTCGGCAATTTTCAGTACGAAATTTGGGGCCGCCCGGTCGGGAAAATTAAGAGAAGCGTCGAGGGACAGGATAATGATGCGGAGTTTCAGGCAGAGATAGGCGAGCCCATTACAACTATAATCGAGGATCCCCTTTGCTACAGCGGTCCGGAGTGCACCCAAGTGGCTAAGCAGGAACTCCTGGTCGCTAGACTGGAGAGGAGTCGCGTCACATTTTCCAAGATTGCTGACCTGAGAGACGAGGTCGGGGATACCATCCAGGTGAACCATCCCCACACCCAGGCCCCCATGAAAATATTTATAACTGATCTTAAAAGAAGAATGGTCATCCCCTCTGCAGGCCAACCTGGGGAATTCACGGATACGATAAGCGGCTGGGTCTTATGAAACTTTACGGAAAGAGGTTTCTGAAAAATTCAACCCTTCGGCAGATCTCCGGCCACACGGAGACCCGGGACGCCATTCTCTGGGATGTCCTCCCGGCCCAGAGAATCTGCCGGGTGAAGATCCAGGGGTCCGGCCAGCTGATCAACGCCTATTATCCCCTGAATTGGGAAGTGACCCCATCCTGGCTTAAGCCCGGGAACGCGGTCCGGATCACTCACACAGGGGGAATCCGGGGGCGGATCGAGCTGGCGGGGCATGGGACCTACATCCCGACTCCCGTGTCGGGGGACACGTTTCCCCCGGTGGCCGTGGGGGAGGACGGCATCATCACCGGCTGCGAGGTCATGCAGCTATTCCCAACTCCGGGGATGATGGTCTCGATCCTTGCTGGGTCGTACCGGATCGACGGAACGATCTACTACCTGGGCGCCTTCGGGGGCGCGACCGGATATATCCCGATGGGCAACCCCGGGGCCATGGAAATGGGAGTCGGCCTGGCCATGGGGGACCTGGTCGCCACCGGGATCGCCATCGATGCGGCGCCGACGACGCCCGGGCACTTCCGGTATGACAAAATCTGCGTGGGCATCGACGGGGTCCTGGACTATGTGAAGGGAACCGAATTCACTGCAATTCCCGTTTACCCGGAGACGCCGGCGGCCCATCTTTCCCTGGCCACCATCCTGACTTATTACGGGATCACGGCGATCACCCAGGCCCTGATCAACCGCGTCTGGGAGACCCGCAAGGCCTCGGCGGTCACCGTGGTGCCGGCGGACGCGGACCTGGCCTGGGCGGAAGAATCGACCAACGTCGTTGTGACCTTCCTGGACCAGTACAATCAGCCGCTCGCGCCGATCGGGCCCTATTATTCTGTAACCATCAGCTTTACTTATGGAACGGGAACTTGGGGAAGCGCGGAACCGGGAATCCCTTATACATCGGATTACGGAACCGACCATGCGGACATCACCTATACCAGGAATAAGCTGGTCACGGAGCACAGCCCGATTCTCAGGGCGGACCTTTATGGAAACAATCCCATTTTTGGAATCGGGATGGTCACCCTGAGGGATATCGGCGGGAACCCCTTGTATTGAGGAAACAGAACATATGGAAAGGCTGCTGCAAGAGATTCGGGACATCATGGCGGAGATCCGGGACCTCCTCAAGGAAGACCGCGAATTCCGCAAATCGGCCATGGAGGACGCGCAGAAGAGAGCAGCTGAATCCAGCAAGATGATGGAACAGGTCCTCGGGGGCGCCAGCCCCCAGATTCGGACCATGTTCGATCCTCTGAGGAGGAAACTGTAATGACCACCAACTATCACACACCCTGGATCGACAAACCGGCCACTGGGTTTACCGTTTTTACCGCGGCCTCTATGAATCCTGCGCTCGGCGAGCTGGACGCCGTTCTGACATGGCTTCTCACTCCCAAGACGGTGACCTCCGGGGCGGCGATAACGATCGCCTGGGCTGATGCCGCCGTGCAGTTCCTGGACCTGGCCCATGATCCGACATTCACCTTTTCCGGAGGCGTCGCCGGCCGGAAATACGTCCTGGCGATCAAAGGCAATGATCATATCCCCGTCTGGCCCGGGACCGTCCGGTATGGAGACGACCTGACCTCCATAGTGCTCTCCGCGGGGGCCACCTGGACTTACCTGGGGTTCATCTACAACGGCGTGGACAATAAATACGAGCTCGTGAGCGTGGTGAAAGGATTCTAATTATGTCGACCTGGAGAGTAAATAATTCCGCCCTTCTGGGCGGTGAGATATGCGCGCAATGGGCGCCCGGCCATGCGTATTCCCTCGGGGCCAGGGTGGTCTGCCGGGTGGCCTATGGGACCCAGGCCAGGCGGGCGTTCGTTTATGAGTGCACGACCGCCGGCACCAGTCATGGAAGCACCGAGCCCACGTGGCCCACGTCCGGGACGGTGGCGGATAACGATATCGTCTGGACCACCAGGAACCCGAATGACGGAGATTGGAACAACGCATCCTGCATTTTGCACTACGTCCTGAATCACGCCGCCGTCGCCGCCGGCGATTTCGTTTACATCGACGATGGGCATTCGGAATCCTTGCAGAACATCAGACCATATATCATCCTGGGGTCCGCCACGGTGAACAACCCGGTCAAGATCCTCTGCGTGGACAAGGCTACCGACGCCCTATCCACCGGGGCCGTCGTTAAAAATAACGATGCCAATGATAACATGAGTTTCCAAAAATCCTTTTATTCCTACGGGGTGACCTACGAGACAGTCTCAAATTTGAGCATCGGGACAAACGCTGGGGCTATTATTGAAGGGAATGGGTCAACTACCCTGATCAGATTATCCGCCACCTCGACCAAGTGGATCTCTCCCGGGAATGCGAGTGTCACGCTCCACATCCTAAACGGGAATGTTGAGCTCAATAATATCGCCATGTACTTCTCTTTCCAGGCTCATGGCTATATTTGTTGGAAAAACGGTGCCCTAATTGCCCCAAACGGTGTCACGAAGCTTATTGATTTGAATGGTGCCTTCCCCCGGAACATGGACATTATCTGCGTCGATTTGAGTGACGTGGGCGCGGGGGCGACCGCGACCAGCCTTCTCGACAATGGCGATGATCAGATCAACAACATAAATATCCTTCGATGCAAATTGCCTTCGGACGCCGGATTCACGATCACCACAGGGGCCCTGAGCATCCCGGGCAACAGACCGTTTCGCGTGCATCACTGCTCATCGGCAGATAAATATTATGATTTCTTCGAGGAGTCATGGGAAGGCTCGGTCCAGGATGAGACGACGATCGTCCGGACCGGGGGCGCGTCCGACGGAACCACACCACAGGCATGGAAGATGATTTCCAGTGCCAATGCGCTGGACAATTATCGGCCGCTGAAAAGCCCCCCCGTGACGGTCTGGAACGCCGCCGCGAGCTCAAAAACTATTACCATCGAATGCCTCCTGGATTCAGCCACCAATCCGCAGAACGATGAAGTCTGGATGGAGTTGGAGTACCCGGCGGACAATACTTCCGGCCTTGGGGCGATCGCCAGAGACAAGTGCGCGATCCTCGGGGCCCCGGCTGATAAATCCGCCGGCGTCGGGGCCGGAAACTGGACCACGACCGGGTTAACGAATCCGAATTCCTTCAAATGCGCGGTCACCGTGACGCCAGGGAAAGCGGGCCCCGTGACAGCCCGGATCTGCCTGGCAAAGGCGTCGACGACGATATACGTGGACCCGCTGATCACGATTTCTTAGGAGAGGTATGGCCAAGCAGTGGTTCTTGCCCGGGATCGGGATGGTCGGTGAAGACGGGACCGATGAGTTTTTCATTCCCGGGTACGGCATGCTCGACAATGCCGAGACCGTTCCCGCGACGGACCTGGTCATCAACAATCTGGAAGTTGTAACGGAGATAGCCAATCTCGCCCTGGTGGCCGGCGCCGTCCTGACCGTCCAGAACCTTGAAGTGGCCACGGAGATCCAGGGGCCGATCTCCCTGGACTATCATCCCGCCGGCGGCAGGATGTTTCTGACGTTCTATTAGGAGGATCCCGATGGAAAGAGAAATCCTGATCAGGAAAATGGTAAAGGCCCTCAGGGAGAAAGACAGTCGCCGACTGGGCGCCCTGGCCAGGCTCTACCTGGAACCGCTCGATAAAAAGGAATTGGAATCGATCGACCGGGAAGTGAAAAGGAGGCTGAAAAATGGGTAAAGCAATTCCCGATGCGGAACTCGACCTGCTGGCCGACGACCTGATCGCCAACGGAGATGAGATGGTCGCCTGCTCGGACCCGCCGGCCACATATACCGAGGCGCATGCGACCTATATGTTGGCCCACGTGGCCCTGGCCGGAGGGGATTACACCAAGGCCGCCGGAGCCACGGATGGGAGAAAGGTGACCATAGCCGCGAAAGAAGGAGTATCCGTTACCAATCCGGGGATTGCCACCCATGTGGCCATCGTCGACACGGTGGCGGAAGTTCTGAAGGCGGTCACGACATGTAATTCACAGGCGCTTGCCGCCGGGGGAACCGTCGATTTTCCTGCATGGACGCTCACTTTGCGGGATCCCACTTAGAAGGGAGAATCACGATTGAAGAAACCATGGATCCTGATTCTTGCAATCCCCGCCTGGGCGGGCCTGGCCTTCAGCCAGACAAAGAGCGCACCGGCTGGCGCGCCATCCTGGGGGGAGCACCTCGACCTGGTACAGATCCTGATCGCCGCTCTCTTCAGCATCGTATCCTGGCTCATCATCCGGACCCTGAACAAGATCGACCGGAACCAGACGAGGATGTTTGACCGCCTGGAGAAGCTGGAAAAGGAATTCAGCGAACTCAAGGGGGAGCATAACGCTCTCGCCGGCAGCCATTTCGGGCGAAGGAAAGACGACCGCAAATAGGGGTTGAATATGGATCTGGTTCTCGAACGAACGGTCTTCACCAAAGAAAGCACGATCGGGCCCATGATCATTGATCGGGAGTTCGAGTGTTTCATCCTTGAGCCTCCCTGGCGGGGGAATCAACCGAATTTATCCTGCATTCCGCCCGGGCGATATCGAATCACCCTTTGGCTTTCGCCGTCTCGCGGCTACGTCGTCCCGCTGCTTCATAGAGTCCCGGACCGGAAGGAGATCGAAATCCATATTGGCAACTGGCCCCAGGATACCAAGGGGTGCCTGCTCCCCGGCCGAGTCGCCGGCGCGGACTATGTCGCCCGGTCCGCCCTGGCTTTCAATCTCCTGGTCACACGGATAAAAAGCGCGATCGACCAGGGCGAAGAGGTCTGGATTGAAATCCATTGACGCCCCCCATTTTATCTGCACGCGGAACCTGGCCGAATCACGGGGGATCGTTCCCTTCTGCAAATGTCCAAAATGCAATTCGAATGGTAGGGACGGCTCGCCGAGCCGTCTGGATCAAAATAAAAACAAGGAGGACCCCAAAAATGAAAACTTCCCGTTTCAAATCCATTCTCCTCGCTCTAATCTTGCTGCTTCTTCTCCCCGCCCTTGCCCCGGCCCAGACGTGGTACTCGGCCAACCAGCGGACAGTGGCCTGGGATCCGGTGACAACGGACGATGCGGGGGTCCCGCTGCCGGCGGGATCTGTGAATTACAAGATCTTTTATAAATTGGTGGTGGTTCCGGAACCTGTCTTCATCTCGGAAATAGCGACCAATCAGGTCACTATTACCTTCCCGAATGAAGGGAGTTATTTCGTCGGGGTCAGCAGCGTCCGGAAGGAGGGACAAACGGTTGTGGCGGAAAGTATTCCTGCCTGGAGCGACAATCCCACATATTGCGAAGATGGTCGAACTTTCGGGATCCGTTTTTATAGGTTTCCCGGAACTCCCAGAAATTTACATCCCGTTGTTTCAGATGTCCAAATACCACTTCGGCTTCCGAAAGTGGGATAAAAAGGAGACCCCATGGAGCTCACCACCATCGCCGGTTTCGCCGCCGGCCCATTCCTGACCATTTTTTTGGGTTGGTTATTTACCATCCTCGCCCGGGCCTTCTATGGCGACTGGGACCAGGCCCTGATCCCCAACGGGGCCAAGCTGACAATCGCCCCCCTGATCGGGATCGCCCTGGGAATCCTCGCCATGCACGCCGACACGATCCTCCTGAGCACCCCGCTGCAGATCAACATCGTGAGCTGGATCAAATACTGCATGGCCGGCTTCCTCCTCGGCGCCGTGGCCATCGGCCTAAACGAGATGCGCTCCGGAGGCAGATCCCCCGGTCCAAGGTAGGGACGGCTCGCCGAGCCGTCTGAATAAAAAAAAGAAAGGAGCCCGCATGAAAAGATTCAAGCCAGCAATCCTCATCTTCCTGGCCATCGCCGCGATGGCGCTCTCGGGATGTGCGCTTTTCCAGAAGCCCCCGGTCAATCCGGACGAGAAAACCGCATGGATCGAGAAATCCCAGGCGGCCCTCGACCAGGCCGACCTGGGGGAATCCGCCGCCTTCATCTTCTTCGGCTCCGCCTGCGCCGCCAAGCAGATCGACGCCAGGACCTGCGCCGCGGTGGGTGTGGCCGACCAGGAATGGAAGAAAAATTATGGGATAGCCCAGGACTCCCTGGCCAAGTACAAGACCGGGGAGATAACTCAGGCGGAGGCCCAGCGCCTCCTCGACAAGACCCTCCTTGAATCCCTAAAAAACGTCATGGCCGCCCTCATGCCGGCAAACCGGATGATCCAGGAGCGGGCGGTCAAGGCCAGGTCGGGAGACCTCGGCGTTCCTACGGGGCAGACAAAGGAACCACCGAAAAAGTGATTTGGTAGGACATCATTTGGGGGAGTAAAAAGCCCGGCTCATCACCGGGCTTTTTTGCATCTGGGGCCGGTCCGGGGCCGGGAAAATCGGCCCCGTTTCACGTGGAACTATCTGTTTTCATTGTTCATAGATGGTGCCGAAGGCGGGAATCGAACCCGCGTCCATCTCTTCTCCGTCTTCCATCTTGTCCCGACAATATTCGGAACAATATTGCCTCCCAAGATAATCATTGAAAATTGGTATCGAGCGCATTGAGTACCGATCTTCAACCGAATGGAGATCACATCCACACCAATTACAGAGATACGCTACTCGTTTGAATTTGTCAGCCATCTTAGCTGCTCCTTCTCTCAGAAGGCTTTTAAATTTTTCCTACATGGAATTCATTACACAAAACGGAACAGAAGGCTTTCAAAATACAAATAATTCCGCGATGATATCGGCCTTTCACGCCGGTAACCGGGGTTCGAATCCCCGTGGGGACGCCAACTTACGAGAGACCAAAAGCCTTCAGCAGATTTTAGAAGGCTTTTTCAAGAGCTCCAGGGCCTCCTTCAGATCCCCCATCCTTTTGAGGTACCTTTCCGTCACCGCCAGGCTGCGATGCCTCAGGATCTGGCTGATCACCACCATGGGAACATCCCCCTGGGCGAGGACTGACGCCGACAGGTGCCGAATGGCGTGGAATCCGAAATGCCGCACTTTCGCCTTTCCACAGAGTTTTTTCATCACGTGGATGCGGTAACGGTATTGCCCTCCCCCGGGGGCCGGGAAAACCCACTCTCCGGCCACGAAATCCCGGTGGGCCTCAAGGGATTGCCGGAGATCCTCCGTCATTGGCAGCCAATCCGCCGCCAATGAGCCGTCCTTGCGCTTTCTGGTCAAGAGCCTTACCATTCCCCTCCCCCAGTCCAGATCGTCCCATCGCAGCCTGAACAGCTCTGATCTCCGGGCCGCCAGGTGGAGGTAGGCGAGGAGCATGGTCTTATCCTGTCCTTGGGCAATCTCGTGGACCCTCCAGAAGTCCTCCTCCGGGGGGATATACCGCGCTTGGCGCTCCTCCGGGAACTTTTCGCAAACGGCGACGCATGGGTTGATGATGCCCTTGTACCGGGCAAGCCAGGAGAAAAAGGCCAGGAGGTTCTTCCGGTCCTTGTTCGCGGCATAGCCGGACCTCCGGGAAAACTGCTCCTGGAGGTACATCCTGATTGTATCCGGCTCAATCTTCTGGAGAACGGCCTGGGGATCGACGTGCTGCAGGAATCGTTTAAAAAGATCGCGCTTCTCGGCGAAGACCTTCTGAGCGTGCTTTGCCTCGGAGAATCCCAGGTAGTCATTTGCCATGCTTAGGAGCGAGGAGGTGGAACGGGTCCGCCATTTTCCCGCGGGAATGTCTTTCTGATCCGATTCCCAGGAGATCGCATCCGCTTTCAGGGTGAAGACCTTCTGGATTCTCCGCGTCCCCTCCCGGACCTGGCCGATCCATTGCCTTCCCTTTTTCCAGGGCATGGATTACCTCTTTTTCGAAAAAGATGATCCGTTTCCCGATGCGGCGTCCGCCGAGGGATTCATAATGATTGAGAATGGTTTTATAGGAAAGGCCGAGGAAGCGAGCGAGATCCCTCGGCTGGATGGTAGGACCGAATCTGTCTTGAAGAATGGAAAGGCCCAACCGATTTCTCGACCGGGCCCGGAGCTTGAATGTCTGGACAAGAGCATCATATCAAAACTCCAGAAGCCGAGTCAACATTTTTTTCAATAGCGATTCATCTCGGTGAGCGAAAAATCCGTGACTGTTCCGTCCCTACCGAAAGTGACCTCCAGAGTCTTGACCCATGCAGGGCCGAAGGGAACCGGAACCATCTTAACTTCGCTATAGGTCCATTTTTCGTTCCCGTCCGCATTTCGTCCCTTCGCCATTGGCACGCCGAAGGTCTTCATGATGCTTGCCTTTGTAGATTCGCCCTTGATTATTTTGGTGGAGACGTCCTCATAGCTTTTATCGACGATGTTTGAACTCCCGTAAGTACAGGAAGCGATTAGGCAAAAAGCGAGAAGAAGAACCAACATTGAGGGTTTCATTCTTTTTCTCCCTTCCCTTTTTTTAGAGCCAGAATTCATACCAATGGCGCAAAGGCCGATCCTTCGCCATCTCCTTGATGATTTCCAACGTCGCCCGGCAATCACCGAGCGCGGAATGATCACCCTCTGGGAGCTTATGCCAGCGATAATCGCTTTTTTCGGGGTTCCAATCACCCCGAAAGCGGGCATATCCCCTCATTGCGCAGGCCCACTTTCCCGTGAAGGCCGGCGCCCCTGTCTTTTCGGCGGTCTGGTTCAGGAGACGGCCGTCAAATTCCGCGTTGTAGCAGACCACCGTACGGCCCTTCAGGATATTCATCAAGGAAGGAGCGATTTCGGGATAGGTTGGAGCGTCCTTAAGCGTCTTCATCGTTATCCCATGGATATGGGAAGCATTGGTGGGAATCCGGGCGCGGTCGACCGGCCGGATAAAAGAATCCAGAAGGACAGTCCCCGCAGTGTTTATTACTGCGACCTGAATGACCTCATCCCAGAGCTTCAAACCGGTCGTTTCCGTATCAAGGATCACATGATGATCCGGATCCGCCAGCACGCCGCGGGCCCACTTTATCATCTCACGCTGGTGGGCAGGATTTGGGTGAGGTCTCATGGTGTCCCTCCGTTCGGATTTGTTATCCCGGCGTTCCTTTAAGGTCATCATCGAGCTGCTTTAAAAATCGATCTATGTCTTCCCCTCCTGCCCCTTTTGAATAGGGTGGCTGGCCTCCTTCTTCTCCCAAAGGTCCAGGCCAACCGAAAAGGTATCAATATTGTGAGCCAAAGCTTCAGCGAAGGGAGAGTTCGAGCGAAGGATTTTTTCTGCGGTATTTTTCAAGGACTCTATTCTCATCTCTCTTCCCTCCAAAGGAATTAGTTTAACCCTCCCTTCTGCTGCAAATGATGTGCCTTCGGGCATGGAAAAATTATCATCAAAAGAAACCAAATTTTTATTGCACCATGCAATTATTTCCTTCCAAGGAATACTGCCTCGGTTTTTTCTCTCTTGAAAGGCTGTTCTTTTTAAACCTAACCCTTCAGCCACCTTATAGTCCTGGCTAACCCCCATTAATTCTTTAAGTTTTTGTGTGACCAATGTAAAATTCATATTTTCTGAATTATTTTCTTGACAAAGTCATAAAATATGTCGATACTGTATTCATGGACAGTACAAACTCACAAGACAAAGTAATAGAAAGAAAAAAGGCCATGATCGACGCCCGGGCGAAACAGACGGAGATCGCGCGGGAGACCGGGGTGAAACGGTCCTACGTCAACCAGATTATCCTCGGGAAGTACACGCACCGGGGAGACCGATCCGACCGCATCCGGGAAGCCATCGCCCGGCGGCTGAACCGCAACTTCGCCGATCTCTGGGGGCCGAATTGAACCCGACCAGCATTGATAAGACGATTCCCCGAAGCGTATCTTTTTTGTCAAAAAAAGTAAACAAGTATTTAGTGTCACTTGACCAGCCATCCCCCAATGGGGAGTATTCCCTTTTCCAGCCTATATTTTTTTACTTTCCGCAAACAAAAGCACTCAATTTATTTTGAGAGGTTTTGATGAAGCCGTTTTCGACGTTCCTCAGCGACCTGGTTGGCAAGATGGGACAAGGAACCCTGGCCGACCAGCTGGGGATCGACGGCGCGCTTCTCTCCCGTTTCCGGTCCGGGCAGGGCGCTCTCTGCCAGGAGAAGATAGACAAGATCTTCGAACTGGCGGGGGCGTGCATCGTCCCCTGCGAGGAAAAGAGAAGGATGGAGGACACCCTGGAAACGATCTCCGATCTATGGAGGAAAGAGCGGAGGAAGGACAGATGAAAAAATATCATTTATGTCTTTCCGTTCGAGGAGCGCTTCTCTGGCCGTCATCTGAAATAAGAAGGGCGATCGGGCCCAAAGGGTGGATAAAACATGACGATGGCAGTCCTTTTAGGACGCCGGAAGAATTGAAACGGGCCCTGATGGATGAATTGGCGCAGGGCCATGAAGTGATCCCGATGGATAAGGAATGCAACAACTTTGATTTCAAGCACGGTTGCCTGAGTCATGAGGAGGGAAAAGAAAATGCCAAAAGCGAAGCACAGCAATTTTGATAGCCGTGGAATGCTGCGAGTGGATTGTTCCGAATGTTCGCGCGGCGGCAATGGGGAAGACCCCGATAAATGCTCTGCCGGCTGGAAGATTAAACGGGGCGGAAGAGGCATGGGATGTTATATCGGCAAGCTGCGGGAGGGCCTGACAATAGAGGCCCCCATCACAGCCGTTGAGCGCAGAAGGCTCTTTGCAACGGGGACGGAACGCGGAGGAGTGAAAAATAATTCAGGAGGTGAGCGATGCCGATAGGGGGATACAAATTATTAGAAGAGGATCTGAAGCGGTTGGACAAGGACTTTACGTATCATCGGCCCAATGAATTGCAGCCGGCGCGGTATGAGGAAATCCGGGCGGATGGGAAGGCCTTTGCGAAGATGCTGCTGATGGACTGTCCCAGAAGCCGGGAACTGTCGGTTGCTTTGACGAAGATTGAGGAAGCGGTTTTCTGGGCCAACGCCGCGATCGCGAGAAATGAGGCTCAGGAGTGATCATAATCTGCAGTTGGTGCAAAAAGTGCCAGGGAGAGAAGGAGCCGCTGGATGACAAGCGGACGACGCACACGATTTGTCCCGTCTGCCTGGAAAATCAGAAATTGGAGAACCAGGAATATTGGCAGCACAATCCACCCGCCGCCGTGAGCGCGGCCGGTTAATAAAAGGGCCCGGGGCTTGAATGTCTGGACAACATCTTCCCCGGGCCAAAAGGGGGGTGACGATGGGAACGGTGGCAAGGGCGGTTCGCCGGGTGATACGAAAGGAACCCGGCAAATTGTTGAGCCGCGAGATGATCATTGCCCGGCTGAGGGAGCAGATTGCGCAGATGGACCATGAATCCATCCTGGAACGCCTGAATCAGGGCATGTCGAACATCGAAAGGGAGCTGCTGATCTCCAGGCTGGTGGAAGGAACGAGGGGCTGATATGGAAGGCAAGAGCGATTTTACCCGGATCAAGGGCCTGTCCGACAAGCGCCGGCTGCCGCGCCTCGGGAAGATCCGCCTGGGCGTGAAGGCTGTATCCCAGGGCGGGAAGCCATACCCGGTGGAGAAGCGCTACTTTATCCTCCCCCCGGAGGTCGCCAAGGTCTACGGCCAGCAGGCGGAGGAGCTGGACGTCATGTTTCCCCTGGAGGACGAGCGGGTCATCTTCCCTCAGCGCCTGGCTTGGTTCGGCCAGGCACGTGGCCCGAAGTGCATGGGAGACGGGGAGAAGGCCCGCAGGATGAATGACCAGGGCGGGTACGATGACCGGGCATGCCCATGCGACCTGCTCAAGAAAAAGGAATGCCTGCAGCGCGCCAACCTCCTGGTGATGCTGCCCAAAGTGTCGGTCGGCGGGATCTACCAGATCGACATCAGCTCCTATCATTCCATCGTCGACCTGAACAGCGGCATCGATTACATCCGGGCCCTCCTGGGCCGGATATCGATGGTGCCCCTGAAACTCCGGAGGGTCGCCCGTGAAACCCACGGGAGCGGCCGCAAGGAAACCCATTACCCGCTCCAGATAGCGTTCGAGGGGAATCTGGACGCCCTGATGGCTTTCAAAAAGGGCGCCCTTCGACTGAGCGCGGCCGCGGCCGAACTCGCGCCCGTCGACCTGTCCAACCCCGAGAGCGACCCGGAAGGCACGGAGGAAAGGGCCCCGGAGGGGAAAGTGATCTGCCCGGACCGCGGGGAAGTTGAGGCGGAGCTCTGCACGCCCTGCCCGGCGCGGCAGGGATGTCCGGCTTGGTGAAGAAGAGGAAATGATATGAGAACGGATCTGATAGGCGTGGAAACCCGCGCCGGCCTAACGGAGCAGGATATTTTTAGGATGAAGCCCGGGGACAAATTTGTTTTAAAAGCTGCCAAGCCAGGGTCCAATTTAAAGAAGTTCTGTCATCTCAGGTACATGAGAGATGGGGCAATGGTGCGGATTGAGTTAGTGGAACCGGGGATTATCCTGATATCCCTGTGAATCCAAGAAAGGAAAGAGGAGATGAGAACGATTTATGAAATCTGGGTTGCTTTCGCGGCGGTGATCACACGGGCGTTGAGACCCCGGGATTTTCTGGATCTCCCAATAGACCGAAGGCTGATGGCATCCTCCAACGCTATTAGCCGGATCTTGTAAGGAGACTCGCGATGATGACCTCTCGATGCTGCAAATCCGATGTCGTTGCAAGCCTCGATGAAAAGGGAGGAATGCTCTTTGTTTGCGTTGGATGCGGTGAAAACTGCGAGGCGGATACCGACCTGAAATTCCTCCCCGAATCACGTCATTCGGCCCCCGTCCGGATTCCCCGACTGTCAGGTTCCCCGGGGGATGCCCGCAAGGGCGGGTGATCTTCAACGGAATGGTAGGGGCGTTTCTCCTAAACGCCCGAAAGGAGGGGCGGTGTGGATCATCGATGGATTGATAAAAACCTATGTCTGTATAGCGATCATCGTCCTGGCCGTCCTGTATCTCGCCTTTTGCTTGGTCTTTGGGCTGCTGGCCTTGCTTGCGGAATTAGTTCTCTCCTTGAACTCGCCGGTCTCTGGAAAGCGGTGGAATTATGGTTCCGGTGAGATTTACCATCCCCGGGGAGCCAGTCCCTTACCTGCGTATGACCCAGGGACAGGTGAAGCTGATGCGGATTCCCGACTTTCGGCTGCGACCCGATGGCTTGCGAATCAAGCAAAGGATTCGGGCTTATCTGGCCTACAAAGACCTGGGTTTCAAGTGCAGCATGGGCCAGGCGATCGACCGGGCGCCAAAGAAGAAGGTTTTCATGGACGTGATGATCTACTTCTCCACCGGCCGGCACGGCGATCCTGAGAACATCCGGAAGGGGATCCAGGATGCGATTTACACACAGGACCGGATGGTCGCGGGCTCGGTGGACTTCGATTTGGATTTGATGAATCCCCGGGTGGAAGTGGAGATCAGGGAGGAAAAATGATAGGGCCGCGCATCATGGCTGAAATCAAGGAGCAGATCGGCAAGCTCCTGGACCGGTACCTTTCGGAAATCGACCAGGCTTATTTGAGCTCGGAGGCGGGGTTGAAGATATCCCTTCCGGTCAAAATCGGGCCCTCCGACCGACCGGGGTTCGAGGCCATCGAAGGGATCTCCTTTGTCCAGAAGAAGGTGAAGCAGTCCATCACCAAATACGTGAGCGAGGCTCAGGACCCGCTGATTAAGAAGATCGACACTGTACTTAAAGATTCCAAGGCATTCGAAAGATTGAGGCCTCGGAAGGGCAGCACGATAGACAGTGTGACTATCAGCCATTCTGTATCTGGCGAGTCCGTCACTTTGGAGCAGCCGAAATGAACTGCTCACTGTGTGGAGGATTGACGATGCGAGAAAAAATGAAATTGGAAAATATTGAGAAAAGATTTAAGACCGTGAGGGCGGAATTAGAGGAGGGTTTATTGAGAGAATATCCGGTAGGAACAGGAGTATCCATGATGCTCAGCAGCCGCCAGATCCTTCCGAGTACGGGATGCGTGATAGGGGCAGGCGATCCTGGTACTCTGCGCGTACGAATCGAAAGCATCGGCGGAATGGTAAGAGATATCCCTTGGAAGGACATCATAAATAAAAGGGAACCGAAATGACCTGCCCCCGCTGCGGCTCCAGGATGAGGCTGGAATGGATCGTCGAACCGGGCGGGAGGTACATGGCCCGGATCTGCGCGATATGCGGCGAGATCCTGGACCCCCGCATCCTGGCCAACCGGGAAATAAGCCTGAAGCGGGTTCTGACCGGTCGGAACCCGCACCCGCGGGAACAGGAGGAAGTGGCTGATGTTGACAGTTGACGAAATCAGACGGGCACTGGAAAAGGAAGGCGAGCTGCCTGCGAGAACCATGCCCGGAAGGCCCAAAAAGGAGAAAAAGAAAATGGCGCATGCTAGAGAATTTTGCAAAAATCACCCGGAGCGGGCGGTCATGAAAGCGAAGAGCGGCCGCCCGATGGGATTATGTCCGGAGTGTATAAAAGAAGCCCGCATTAAAGGGGTGAAAAATCGGATGGCGAAAACGGGGAAAACTCCGCGGACCATTCTCAAGGCGTCTCAAGGCGTCTCAAGGCGTCTCAAGGCGCCGACAGCGGCCGCTCCGGAGATACCCGACAAGCCCCGCCTGGTCCTGGCTGAAACCTTCCCTTGTCCCAGCTGCGGCGCGCAGCTGATGATCGAGAGGGGGTGAGTATGGAAGGATATCAACTGGTTGATCTCGGCCGGATCAAGCCGAGCCCCATGAACCCCCGGAAGCATTTCGGGGGACCGAAGGATGAAGAGCTGATCGCGTCGGTCCGGAGCAAAGGAGTACTCCAGCCGATCGTGATCCGCCTCTCGGCGGAGGTATTGCAAGACGAGGTAACCGGAAGGTTCTATCCCGCCTTTCGCAGAAAAGGAGCGAAGGGACATAACGTTCAGGGCCAAGGGCACGAAAGCAAGGGAGAGGCAGAGGCTGAACTGGGGAAAATGGCCGGATCGTTTGAGTTTGAGATCGTCGCCGGCGAGCGCCGCTGGCGGGCCGCGTGCGTGGTGGCGAAGGAAACCGGAGGACTCGCCGGCGCGACGATCCCGGCCATGGTCCGGACCCTGACCGACGACGAGGCTTTCGACGTGATGACCATCGAGAACCTCCAGCGGGAGGACCTCTCGGAGCGGGATGAGGCGGAGGGCTTCAAGGCCTACCTGGACCGCAAAGGGGAGGAGGCTCTCCCCGACCTGGCATCCCGGACCGGCATCGATCCCCGCTATATCCGCCGGCGCGTGCGCATCCTGACCCTGCCCACGCAGGTCCTGGAGGCCTGGGAGAAGGGCAAACTGGCCTACGGCCACCTGGAGCAGCTGCGCCGGCTGGAGGATCCTGGCGAGATCAAACGGTTCTTCAAGGAGGCGCTGGGGTCTTCCGTCGGCTCGTTAAAGGAGGACATCGACCGAATGTCCGTGCCCCTGGGCAAGGCCGAGTTCAAGCCCTCCGAGGCCGGCTGTGCGAAGTGCCCCAGCAATTCAGAGGTTCAGAACGACCTCTTCGGGACCGCGGAGGGGAAATCCGTCTGCCTGGATCCCGCGTGCTTCCTGGAAAAAACCCGCCTTTGGCTGACGGAGAACTGGGAAAAGAGCCGGTTCCGGAAGAGGTTTCAGACCAACGGATTCCGCTTCCATCGCCATGGAGATAACCTGCAGGCCGAAGGGTTTTATGGATATGTGCCGAAAAAGGAGTGCAAGGTCTGCTCGGATTTTCTGACCATCCTGAGCGAACATGATCCGTTCGAGCCGTACCAGGGTCTCGCCTGTTTAAACCCTGCCTGTTACAGGAAGACTGTTCACCGATCCTCTTCAGGGCGCCGCCAGGTGGACCCAAAGGAAATATCGGAGCGCCGGTCTACCGAGCATGGGGTTTTATTCCGGGAAGAGTTCTTCCAGACGCGGATCCCATCGGTATTCTCCAAGGTAGCCCCCGAGGATCCCCGCGTCGACGCTCTGGCCCTTCTTTCCCTCGTGAGCTCCAACCGAGGCCTCCATTCCTGGTTCTATAAATCCATCCCTCCGGATGAGCAGAAGACAATTCCGACGGATAAATTTGGGAGCGAAAATCCGGAGAATGAGGACTGGTTTTGGATAGACCAGAAAGAGATGGCCAGGATTATCAGGCGCCTGCCGATCCAGTTTATCCGGATGCTGCTGCACGACGCGGCCCTAGAAGTGATCATGCAGAAGGAGTTTGGGCATGATGGCCGGTATCGGGTGGCCAGCTGGCTGGGTATGGACCTGGGGAAGGAGTGGATGCTTAACCAGGAGTATCTGGAGGCCAAGACCAAGGCTGAAATGCTCTCCATGGGCGAGTCCCTGGGGATACTTAAAGACCCCAAGGCCCAGGCGTTTCTGTACGAGAAACTGGGGAAGAAGCGCGGCAAGATCGACACCTGCAAAAAGACCGAGCTGATCCGTGTATTCCTGGAGAGCGGTGTCGATCTGGCCGGCAAGGTCCCCGACGAGATCCTGGTAAAAGCGCAGAAATGCCGGGTTTGCGGCTGCACAGACGACCACGCCTGTCCTGGCGGGTGCTACTGGGTCGAAAAGGACCTGTGCAGCGCCTGCGCGGATAAACAAAAAGGCAAGAAAAAATCTAAAAAGAAGGTAGGTGATCAGTGATGGTGAGAGCGAAATTCATATTCGGGGAAGAGCGAAACAGCGTCGGCGGCTCAAAGACTCTCGTCTTTTGGCCGGAATACGACCGGACGATTCCGGAGGATCAGAGATTTTCCGATGCCACTCCGTCCGGCAGACTGGAAATGATGGTAAACAACCCCGCGGCAATTAAACAGTTCGAGTTAGGGAAATCCTATTACCTGGACTTCACGCCGGCAGGGTAAACGATTTCCTGCTGCTGCTGCGCGGGAGCGCAGGGTTGTTAAAGGCGGATCTCGGTGCCGGGTGAGGAATCCGGCATCGGGGCGATTCAAATGATGGGGGGCTTGGGGTGCGGGATTACGCCAAGGTCGCGCCGCAGTTCTGGACGGGGAAGACCGGGAAGGAGATCCGGTCGATGGGGAAAGACGCACAGGTGATCGCCATGTACCTGATGACGGGCCCATCAGCCAACATGCTGGGGCTTTACTATCTTCCCATGTCTACCCTTTGTCATGAGACCGGAACCCCCTTCAAAGGGGCTTCGAAGGCCCTTCGAAGGCTCTCCGAAGGGGGGTTTAGCCATTATGATGAGGTGTCAGAGCACGTTTGGGTGGTCGAAATGGCCCGTTTTCAGATAGGGGAGACACTGAAGCCCAAAGACAACCAGGTTAAGGCCATAAAAAAAGAGCTCCACGGATATAGAAAGACTCTTTTTTTCAATGACTTCCTTAAAAAATACAGGGAATCATTTTGCCTTCAAGATGTACCTTTTTCGGAGCCCCTTCGAAGCCCCTTCGAAGGCCCTTCAAAGCCCCTTCGAAGCCAGGAACAGGAACAGGAACAGGAACAGGAACAGGAACAGGAACAGGAACAGGAACAGGAACAGGAACAGGAAAGGGAGTTTGAGGGAAAACCCAAAGAGCCTGTGGATAACTCGGGAAACGGCAAAGGCAAAGACGCCCTTGAATTTCCCCAAAAGGAACAACTGACGAACGACGAAAAACACGAACTCGCCACACTATGCGAAAAGATCAAGGCCCACTACCGGGGAGATTTCAGGCCTCTCCTTTGGCTCCAGAACCACATTCGCTTGAATTGGCAGACCCACCTGCACGTCATGCGCCAGATCTCCACCCATTGGCCGGCGGCGCCCAAAGCATATGCGGACCGGATAGCGGAAATTGAAAACGGCAATTTCAACGAAAAGGAGCACGTTGAAGAGGCCGGAAATATGAAGTCCCTGATGGATTCTTTCCTTGCGGCGGCCAAAAAAATTCAGGAGGGGGGCCATGGATGAGGAAGCAATGGGGCGGCCCGAGAACGCATGCTTTTCGTGTCAGAGAAAGCTCTACAAGGCAGGTGGTGCCCTACGTTGTCTGTTCTTCAAGTCAAAATCGGTCCAGGCCTGCTCCGATTATTGCGGCCCCTTCCCCGAGCTACACATCCCCCTCCCCTGGGGAAAGGAGTACTCCGAAAGCCTGTCGAGGGAAAAGGGAAGTAAAAGATCCTCCCGGAGTTTATGAAAGATTGGAATGAAGACCATTCACCTTGGAGATAGCCTCGATCTGCCGCTCGACTTTGTAACCCAGACACAGGCAATCCTCGCGAAGAGAGGCGCGGGGAAAAGCTACTGCGCATCGGTTCAAGCGGAGGAGATGCTGAAGGCCGGCCAACAGGTCGTGGTAGTGGATCCCACGGGCGGCTGGTGGGGACTCAAGAGCTCGGCCGATGGTAAGCATCCGGGGTTCTCCATCGTCATTTTTGGAGGAGAACATCCGGACGTTCCCCTCGAGGAGCATGCCGGAGAAATCGTCGCTTCCGCAATCATCGAGCACAGGTTCAGCGCCATCCTGGATCTTTCCCTCTTCCGCAAGGGCCAGATGACCAGGTTCATGGGCCCATTCCTTGAGGCCCTTTACCGCCTGAACCGAGAAGCTATGCACCTGATCGTCGACGAGGCAGACGCGATCGCCCCGCAGCGCCCATTCTCCGATGAGGCCCGGACCCTGGGCGCTATGGAAGACGTGGTCCGCCGCGGCCGGAAGCGCGGGATCGGATGCACCATGATCAGCCAGCGGCCGGCCGTCCTGAACAAGAACGTCCTCACCCAGGCCCAGATTCTATGCGCGCTGAGACTGGTCCACCCCAAGGACATAAACGCCATCGAGGAGTGGGTCGACGTCCATGGCGATCAGGAACGGGCCAAGGAGATGATTGCCTCCCTGCCCTCGCTTCCGATCGGTACCGCCTGGTTCTGGTCCCCCGGATGGGGGGATATCTTCACCAAGGTGAAAATCCGGAAGAGGGAAACCTTCGACTCCTCGGCAACCCCGGAGGTTGGAAAGGCCGCGGTGAGACCCGCGGTCCTGGCCCCGATAGACATCGGGAAACTCGGTTCCCAGATACAGGCGACGGTCCAGAAGGCCAAGGAGAACGATCCCCAGGCGCTGCGCCGGCGGATTGCCGACCTGGAGCGCCAGCTTAAACAGGCCCCGGCGAAGATGGACAATGCGGCCCTGCAGGAGGCGGTCCAGGCAGCCTTGAGAGAGAAAGAAAGGGAATTCCGCGAGCAGTCCAAATCCATCTGGAAAATCATTGTGGACCAACAGAATTCCTTGGGCAAGATCAAGGAGGAAGCCGAAAGATCCAGGGGGTTCATGTCTCCAATAGAAACCGAAACTGTAAGGGCAAACGAAGTATTCAGCAAAAATTTCCCTCATATGGCCAAAGCGGCGGGTATCTCAGCTGGCAAGTCTGAAGCCTTTCTCGATCGGGTTACTACCTATACCAAGGCAGATAGTCGAGTGGTTCCCACCAATGGTAAGCTGCGCGCCGGCGCCGAGAGAATGCTGGCCGCTTTGGTCCAGTGGTACCCCGCCGGCATGAAAGAAGGCCAGATGAGATCTCACGCCGGCCTCCGGAAGAGCGGAACCTTCTCGACCTATATGTCCGATCTGCGATCCCGCGGATTCATCGAATTCCGCGATGGCGAAATCTTCGCCACCCAGTCTGGGCGTCGGTATTACGGGAATAACCCGCCGCCGGCGCCGGCGACCACTCAAGAGGTCATGGCCATCTGGGAACCCAAGCTGAGGGGAGGGGCCCGGCGGATACTCCAAATACTGGTAAATTATCAAGGCAAGGCAATCCCCCTGGCCGAGCTGGCCGAGGCCTCCGGCCTGACCCGATCGGGAACATTCTCCACATACTTATCAGACTTGCGCACCGCCAGGCTGATCACCACCGGCGCCGGAGTTGCCCGGGCAAACAAGGAAACACTATTTCTTTAATTTTGAAAGGCTGAGGGAAGGAGCGGTCATGAAAAGAATCCCAATTAAAGCGGCGCGGGCGTTTGCGCAGAAATTTAGCCTGAGTCATGTGATTATCTTTGCGAAAGAAATAAGCGCCCCACCCAATTCCCGTTGGCGGACTCATGTTATAACCTATGGGGAGACCACCGAAGCCGCTGGTGAGGCGGCTGATATGGGAAATATCTTAAAGCAGCGGATGGGCTGGCCAGAGCATCTTTGTTGGGAGCAACCTTCCCGTGTTCGTCAGCTTCAGGCTAGAGTCAAGGAATTGGAAGCGAAGCTATCCGCAAACATATGACTATTGGAGGAAAGATATATGATCGAAATTGGCAAAAACTAAGGAAAATCAGGTTGACAATCGAGCCCTTTTGCCGGTTTTGCCGAAGAATGGGTAAGCTGACTAGAGCGACAATGGTGGACCACATCATCCCGATCCGGGAGGACGACTCCCTGCGGCTGGTCTTGGAGAATACGCAGTCTCTCTGTGATTCATGCCACAATTCCTTGAAGCAGAAGATGGAAAGCGGAACATACAACCCAGTAGGCGAAGATGGATTGCCGACATCTCCAGAGCATCCATGGAATAAGTAATGATTCCCATGGGGTATGGGGGGGCAAAAACTTTTAAATCTCCGCCCCGGGAATCGGTG